ACGCTTTGGAAAGAGATTAAAGATGTTGTTAATCCTAAAATATTAGCTAAAAACAACAGGTTTAAAAAATGGGAATATGGTTATAATCCTGATTATGATTTTATAATAATAAGTAAAACAGGTAAAATTGGACAAATCATTGAAATACAAAATCTCAGGATTGCTTTACCAGCAACAGATGAACCGTTTAAACGAAGCGAGAAAAAAGCAGAACAATATTGGGAAAAACAAGAATACCCAAAAGAATTAAATAGAATTAAATCAAGATTTGACTGGGAAGAATACCCATCAGATTTTAAAGAAAAATGGTACGATTATATAGATGATGAATTTAATAGACGAGAAAAAGGATTTTGGTTTTATAATAAAGGCATTATTACTTACATTACTGGTACTCATTATATGTACTTGCAATGGTCAAAAATCGACGTTGGAGCGCCAGACTACAGAGAATCAAACAGACTCTTCTTCATATTTTGGGAAGCATGTAAAGCAGATACAAGATGTTACGGTATGTGTTACCTCAAAAACAGACGATCTGGATTCTCTTTTATGTCAAGTGCAGAGCTTGTCAACCAAGCTACAATATCTTCCGATGCTAGATTCGGTATATTGTCCAAGTCTGGTGCAGATGCCAAAAAAATGTTTACGGATAAAGTTGTCCCAATATCCGTTAATTACCCTTTCTTTTTCAAACCAATCCAAGACGGTATGGACAGACCTAAAACTGAGTTGGCTTATAGGGTTCCCGCATCAAAACTAACAAGAAGAAAGCTTGAAAATAACGAACAGTTAAGAGAATTAGAAGGGCTTGATACAACTATTGACTGGAAAAATACAGGTGATAACTCTTATGATGGTGAAAAGCTAAAGCTATTAGCTCATGATGAAAGTGGTAAGTGGGAAAGACCTGACAATATATTAAACAACTGGAGAGTTACAAAAACTACATTACGTCTAGGATCAAAGGTTGTAGGTAAATGTATGATGGGCTCAACATCAAATGCTTTAGATAAGGGTGGAGAAAATTTTAGAAAACTTTACTACAATTCAGACGTTACTAAAAGAAATAGAAACGGACAAACAACTTCTGGGCTCTATAGCTTGTTCATTCCTATGGAATGGAACTACGAAGGATTCATCGATACTTATGGATTACCTGTATTCGTTAGAACAGAAGGTAAAATCAAAGGAGTTGATGGTTATGAAATTACAACAGGAGTTATCGAACATTGGCAAAACGAAGTCGAAGGGCTTAAGTCAGACAGCGACAGTTTAAATGAATATTATAGACAGTTTCCAAGGACAGAGCAGCACGCTTTTAGAGACGAAACGAAAGATAGTTTATTTAACTTAACTAAGATATACGAGCAGATAGACTACAACGAAGAAATAAACAACATTAATAGCATTACTAAAGGGAGTTTTCAATGGGTCAATGGTATTAAAGATAGTGAAGTTGTATTTGTACCGAATAATAATGGAAGGTTTTTAGTTTCATGGGTACCTTCTAAAAATTTACAAAACCAAGTGATATTAAAAAATGGGGTAAAATATCCTGGTAATGAACACGTTGGAGCTTTTGGCCTTGACAGTTACGATATATCAGGTACTGTAGATGGTAAAGGTTCTAATGGGGCATTACATGGGCTTACAAAGTTTTCTATGGAAGATGTACCGCCTAATCATTTCTTTTTAGAATATATATC